TTAAGGCCTATGTAACTGCCCAATTAACAGCAGAAGATTTAGACTTTGCTGGTGATAGTGGTACAGGTTCAGTAGATTTAGACTCACAAACATTTACGATTGCTTCAGGCGAAGGTATTGATACTTCTGCCTCTAGCCAAACACTAACTATTAGTGGTGAAGATGCTACAACATCAAATAAAGGTATAGCTTCATTTAGTTCTGATAACTTTGCAGTATCAAGTGGTGCTGTCACTATTAAAGATGGTGGAGTTGCTAATGTAGAACTGGCTAATGATAGTGTCTCGTATGGTGGTGTGTCCTTAGATTTAGGCCAAACAGATAGTACCCCAGCTTTTAACTTATCAGATGCAACTTCTTATCCAACAAGTGCTTTAAATGGTACGATTGCAAATTCACAATTAGCTTCAGGAATAGATGCTACTAAGATTGCAGATGGATCAGTTACTTCAACAGAATTTCAATACATCAATACTTTATCTTCAAATGCTCAAACTCAAATAAGTGGTAAATTAACTGCTTCTAATGATTTATCCGACTTAGCTTCAGCTTCTACAGCAAGATCAAATCTTGGATTAGGAACTATTGCTACTCAAGCATCAAGTTCAGTTAGTATTAGTGGTGGTTCGATCACAGGTATAGGTAGCCCAAGTAATAATTCAGATGTTGCTATTAAATCTTATGTTGATGAAGCTGTTGCTGGTCTTAGAACAAGAATTATAGCTGAATGTGCAACTACAGCTAATGTTAATTTATCAAATGGATTAGAAGCTGGTGATACCATTGATGGTGTTACTCTTGTTGCTGGTGATAGAGTCTTAGTTAAAGACCAATCTACTGCTACTGAAAATGGTTTATATTTAGCAGTTGGTAGTGGAGCAGGAGCAGCTAGTCGTGATCCTGAATACGATACAATCGCAGAATTAAGTGGTGGTTTAATCGTAGTTAATCAAGGATCATCTAATGATAATAAAATATTTCTTTGTACTACAGATAGCACAGGTTCAGTTGGTTCAACAAACATAACCTATACTCAAGTCACACCTTCAAACACAGGTACAGTTACTTCTATAGGATTAACACAGTCAGGATCAGAGTTTACTATATCAAACTCACCTGTCACTTCATCAGGAAATATTACATTAGATGTAAACAGAATTAGTGCCACTAAGATTGGTGCAAACACTAATATTTCAGATACAGAATATGGTTACTTGAATGGTGTATCGAGTTCAATTCAAGATCAATTAGACGCAAAAGCAACAGCGGGGTTTAGTATCGCTATGGCGGTTGCTCTTTAAAAGAAAGGTAAATAATGGCACAAAATTTTAGAAATCAAATAGTCAGAAACACAGGTACATCAGGAGTTGATATTCTTAACGCAGTTGACAGTTACGATACTGTTATCGGTATAAGATTAGCTAATGTTCATACAGCAGCAATTAGTGTAGATGTTTATATTGTTAGATCATCAACAAACTATTACTTAGTTAAAGCAGCACCTATTCCTGTCGGTGGCTCACTTGAGTTAATTGATGGAGGTGCGAAAGTTGTATTAGCTTCAGGTGATAAAATTGCAGCAGTTTCAACAGCAGCTAACAGTTTAGATACAGTTGTTTCTTACATAGACACAATTAGCACATAGGAGATAGTATGGGATACATTGGTAAACAACCAGCTAGTGCAGCATTAACAGCAGATGATATAACAGATGGTATTATCTCTACAGCTAAGATAGCTGATGATGCAGTTACTACTGCTAAAATTGATTTTGATACAGGTAAAGTAGGACAAGTAGTTACAACATCAATAACACTTAACCAAGATAGTACATCTACTTCTTTAGCTGAGTTAAGTTCTTCATGTCGAGTTGCAATAACTCCTTCTGCCACAGGATCAAAAGTATTATATTTTTGTAGTTTTCCTTTTGTTAGCATTGCAGCTAACACAGGATTTTTTATGAACATTTATAAAGATGTTGGTGGTGGTGGTTATGCTGATGATTCAGGTGAAATAAGCAGATATACAAACTATCAAAGTTCAACAGGAAATTATGATGTTGCCTCCTGGCAGTATTTATCATCACCTAGTACAACTAGTGCAGTAACTTATACCCCTTATGTAAAAGTAACTGCCAACACAGTTAATTTTGGTAATTCTGCTAAATTTAATGCAACAGTTATGGAGATATTAGCATAATGGCTTTAATAAAAATACAAGCAGAGAGTATGAACCTTGCAGATAACTATGCGTTTACTGGTACTGTTACTGGTGCTGGTGCATATAATTTATTACAAACTCAAACAGCATCAAGCTCATCAACAATATCATTTACCTCAACATATTTAAATAGCACCTATAATCACTATTATGTAGTTATTGAAAATGCAACTTTTAGCACAGATGGTGCAGATGGAACATTTGAATTTTCAACTGACAATGGCTCTAGTTATTCATCTACTGGAAGTTTTTTTAACCAACTTGCCTATGATAGTACATTTAGAGTAAATGGGCCAACTGTTTCACAATCTAGCATGAGAACATTCTCTAGTGTAGATGGTGATGATTCTAATAATAATGGTATTGGGTGTTTAGAAATGCACATGTTTAATCTTAGTTCAACAGCAGATAAAAAATTAGTATGGTTTGTTACAAACCAGCACACACAAGGTGGAGATGCTGGTAAATATTTAATTGGTCAATTTGGTTTAGATACAACATCAGCAGTAAATAATATTAGACTTGGATTAAATTCTGGAACTTTTGTAACAGGAAAATTTAAACTATATGGAGTATCTTAATGGCTAGACATCATTTAATAGACGGAGTTAAAGTACCATTTACAACGGAAGAAGAAACAGTTTACGATTCAAAAGAAAAAGCATGGTCAGATGGTGCTTTAGATAGAGCATTACAAAACCTAAGAGATAAAAGAAATTCACTACTATCTAAAACAGATTGGACAGCTAACTCAGATGTAACCATGTCTGATGCTATGAAAACATATAGACAACAACTTCGTGATGCTACTGAAGGTTTAGATACTGTAGAAAAAGTACAAGCATACACATTTCCAACAGAGGTAACAAAATAATGGCATACATAGGAAGAAATATTGATAATTTATCAGACAG